GCAGGAAGAGTTTAATTTATGGCTCGTCTCTCTCCGGAAAGTTAGGAAGGCTTGACTTAAATAATTATTTCATATAATATTATTCAAGGAGAAAATATTTGAAGTGGTTTACTTGTTACCATTGTAAAATATCGAAAGGAAAAAAGACTGATATAGAATTTATAAATTGGAGGGTAGTTATATAAAGTGGTTCAAGCACATGTCAAGAGCGCACATGGATCGTGGTGTAGAAACTATTATAAATGAATATGGAGTACGAGGATATGGTTTATATTTTTATTGTCTTGAAATAATATCAGGAACCGTTGATAGTGAAAATCTTACTTTTGAACTTGAATCAGACTCTGCTATACTTGCAAGAAGATTGTCAATGGATACGGTGGAAGTTGAAAAAATAATGCATAGATTTATAGAGCTTGGATTATTTAATATAAACGATAACGGACGTATTGCATGTATAAAACTTGGTAAATTCCTATCATCTGAAACAACTTCTAACCCGGAAATACGTAAAATCATATCATCATACAAGGAAAAATCAGGAATCGTCAAGATTAGTCAGGGAAGCCCTGACCAGATTAGATTAGATGAGATTAGATTAGATAAGAATAGAGAGGGAGAGTTGACAACACCCATAAAAGATGCAGAAAATGTGAAAATGACAGAAACCGAATATTCAACACTTGTTAATGATTTCGGTAAGATAACTATTGACAAGAAGATATATGATCTTGATGTGTATATTTCAAACGGGGGGCCGAAAAAACCATATAAAAATCACTATAAGACTATTTTAAACTGGTTTCGCCGTGATGGTATTAAAAAAGTTGAAAATAATATTTGTCCAAAGTGTAAAAAGGTTATGACTCTAAGCGAATGGGGAAAGCCTATTTGTAACTGTGATAGGGGGTGATTGTGAGAAGCAATACATTATTTAATGACAAAATTGAGTTTGAATATGTACAAAGTATTATTGGTTCTGGGTATGAAAATAAAGTTGCAGATTTGGCAATACGTGATAAAGTTGCATATAGGGCGGCGCGAAAAAATATGCAGATTCATTCTGCTATTATTTTAAAAATAAATGATGAGTTTAGTGGCTTTTTTACATTTCAAGTTAATCATGAGGTCGGTGAGTTTTGCCTTTTACAATCCGCCATGGAATTGGATCGAAAAGATAAGGATATATACAAAGATATGCTTCGTGAAATAATAAAACAAAATACATTTGGCTATCCAATGATAATGACAGTTAGTACAAAACATGATCTTGAATGTCCGAAAGTTTTAGAGGCCGTTGGATTCAAGACATATTTAATTCTTAGCGGCTTTGAGTATATGGTTTATGGAACTTTTGATCAAATAAGAATGAAACGTCTTGCACATGCAACTATGACAAATACATGGACATCAACTAAGGCCGATTGGCTTAAAATGAAAAATGAATGGAATGAAAAAATAGAAATCGCGGGAGAAAAACATGGTATTAAAAATCCAAAGTTTGCTTCACGTGATGGATGTTGGCAGGGTGAAAATGGAATGGCTAATATTGTTNTAGCAAAACAATCTGTAGTTAATGGCGAAATAAAAGATGATAGAACTAAATCTTTAAATGGTAATGCTTCGGTATTAGATCCTGTTGCCTGTGAAGTAATTCTTAGATTTTTTATGCCGAAATCAGGGCGGCGTATTTATAATCCGTTTGGTGGTGGTGTTCAATTTGGATTTGTTTCTGGAAGTTATGGATATGAATATATTGCAAGCGAAATAAGACAAAATCAATGTGATGCAAATAATTTAATTTGTAAAGATTTAAATAGTGCAAAGTGGATTAAGGGCGATAGTTCAAAATATATTCCAGAAGGGAAGTTTGATTTATGTTTTTCTTGTCCGCCATATTATAAAGTTGAAGAATATTTAGATTATAACGGTGAATCCCCGGATGGTGAACTCAATTCAATTCCTACATATAATCAATTTAGAGATACTTTATTTGATGGTTATAAAAAAGCTATTTCTGTATTGAATGATAATTGTTTTTTTGTAGTAATGACAGGTGATTCGAGAGATAAAAATGGTGCTTATTATGGTTGTGAGGCGGATCATGAAATATTTTTTAGAGAACAGGGATTATCAATTTATAATAAAATAGTTTATCTTGAATGTGAGTTTACAAGATTGGCTCATGCAAAGATAACATTGAATTACAGAAAGTTCCCAAAGCGTGAACAAAAAATACTTGTATTTTATAAAGGAGATATTTCAAAAATAAAAGAACTTTATTCATCAATTGGTAGACTATAATGAAAAATTATAAAGGTAAAATAACACTTATTAAGAATCATAGAGGTTGTTATATACTTGATACTGTTAAGGGTTGTAAGATATGTAAATCAAAATCACTTGGATGTTATGATAATTGTTATGCTCAAAATATAGCTTCGAGATATGATTTTAATTTTAGAGAACCGATTAAAAGGGATTTTTGTAAAGATAATAAACAATTATATTTTAATGGATTTTATGATACGAGTGATATAGGAAAATTGATTTGTAAAATAAAAAATATTGATATGCCATTTATAAGAATAGGTGAAATGGGTGATCCTTCCGAAGATTGGGAACATACTATAAATATTTGTAAGGAAATAAGTATATCAAAAAAAGCGATTGTTATAATAACAAAACATTGGAAAATTATAAATAATAATTTATTAAATGATATTAAAAAATTAAATATAACTTTTAATACTTCAATTTCAGCCCTCGATAATAATTTTGAAATAGAACATAGATTGAAACAGTTTGAGAGATTAAAAAAATATTGTAATTCTATTTTGCGTATTGTTTCTTGTGATTTTAATGAAAATAATCAAGAGGGATATATTAGAAACAAGGAACAGATAAAATTATTTAATAACAATAAAATAATTGATACAGTTTTTAGACCGAGTTTAAATAATAAATTGGTTAAAGATAAAATAATAAATGTTAAAAAAATAAAGTTTTTAAAAAATAATGTATGGGCAAGTATGGTTGACGAAAATGCTTACTTGGGTTATTGTAATAGTTGTCCAGATATGTGTGGAATAATATAGAGGGGTTATTGATGAATGAAATATATCTTGATATTGCAAAAGAAGTTGAAAGAGCCATACAACTTTATGAACCGTTTCATTCTATGCACGAAGGATATGCAGTATTAAAAGAGGAGGTTGATGAACTTTGGGATCAAGTAAAAGTAAAACAAGGTCAACGGTGGCCAGTAGCTGTTAGGGGTGAATGTATTCAGATTGCTGCTATGGCTATTAGAATAATTATTGATTGCGGGAAAGTAGATTATCAGAAATGACATATTATAATCAAGAGTTTGAAATGATAGTTCTTGGAGCGATGCTACTTGAACCAAACATCCTTGATGATTATAACTTTTATGATGATTTATTTTCAAAACAAAACAATAAGATTATTTTTAAAACAATAGTTGAATGTATTGAGAACGGTGTCAAGCCTGACATCATGGTAATATCTGAAAAACTGAAAGACGCTGAAATAACAGCCGGATATATTTCGTCACTTACTTCAAAAGTACTGGCGGTTTCAAATGTTGCTTTTTATTTAAAGGAACTTGAAGAACTATCAAGGAAACGAAAACTTGAAATGATGATTAAGATTTGCGCGGCGGAACTTAACGCGAAAACAAGTCAAGAGATTATTGAAAAAATCGAGGATTCTTTAACGCACTTGAACGAGGAAAAAAGCAAAGGGTATTTACAGCTTAGAGAATATACGACAAAGGCGATTGAACGTATTGAAAAAAAGTATCATGGAACTTTTGGTGGGATACGGGTTGGTTATAGGGATGTTGATTATTTGATGGATGATTTACCTGGTGGCACTTTAAATATTATAGCAGCCAGGACCAGTATGGGGAAAACGGCCACGGCTCTAAATATAGCACATAATATTTTACGGCAAAATAAAAAAGTTGGGTTCTTTAGTCTTGAAATGAGCGGTGATTTACTTGCCGAAAGATTTATTCAAAAAATAGCGATGGTCAATACTCGAAAGATTCGCGATTTAAAAAAAGAAGGGTTTGAGCGAATCAATAGTGCTTGTGAAAATATTTACGACCTTAAAATATGGGTTGATGATACACCAAATATTTATTTATACGATTTAAAATCGAAGTCAAGAAAAATGAAACGTGAAGGGATTGAAATAATATTCATAGACTTTTTATCACTTATTAGAATACAGAATGAAAAGTTGTCTTTATATGAAAAATATGGTATGATTTCACATGAACTTAAAGCACTCGCCAGAGAATTGGAAATACCGATTGTTGCGCTTTCACAGTTAACAAGAAACGCAGAAGACAATAAACCAAATCTTGCAGACTTAAGAAATAGCGGGATGATTGAGGAGGATGCGGATTGTGTTGTTCTTTTATCAGGGAAAAGAGTTGATGAAAATGTCGAACTAATATTTGATATTGCAAAAAATAGAAATGGTTCAATCGGTGAGTGTCGATTGATGTTTAAAAAGGAATATCAACTCATAAGTGATATAGATTATTCGGCTCAACCTTGACAAGGTTTATATTTAATGATATTATTTTGACGGAGGTAACTATGCACGATTTCAAAGATGAATATATTTTAGGATCAGGTTATCCGTATTTTGATCGTGGAAGTTTTCCTTTAGTTTTTAACTTTGTGGCGTTACTTAAAAGACCTATTGATATTGGAATCGATCATCCTGATTATGAGCCGATGGACAGGCCGAGAGAGTTGGAAACTTTGGGATGTCCAAAATATGAATTGATTTTGCGAAAGGTGGAAAAATGATTATTCAAGAGAACTTGCTTCGACAAGCTCAGATGTTGGATGAAAAGTATAAAAGTGAAGAAACAAAACTAACAAGAAAAGACCTTTGCAAACAGTTTAAAATAACAGAAAGTCAAGCGCGAGATTTAAAAACACTTCTTGACAATCCGCATCTTATAAAACAATCTCCACAAAAGATAATGGATACTGTAGATTTAAATGGTATTGTGCTTCCAGATATTCACTGCCCGTATCACGACAAGGATGCGGTTGAATTAGCACTTCATTACGGAGAATCAATAAATGCCAACCTTATTATTTTACTTGGAGATCAGAATGATTTTTATCAGATCAGTAGTTTTGTAAAAGACCCTGAAAAAAGATGTGTAAATGACGAAGTACTTGAAATGAGAGACTTTTTGCGCGATGTTAGAAAACGGTTCCCAAAAGCGCGAATGATTTATAAACTTGGTAACCATGATGAACGACTTGAAAAATATATTTTTACCCAAGCGCCAGGGATTGCCGGATTGCTTGAACATCTTCTTCAAGAAAAACTTGAACTTGAAAAACTTAATATTGAGTTTATGCCAAACTTTTTCAAGATTGGAAAACTGTGGTTTCTTCACGGACATGAACTTTACACAAAGAATAAAGGTGGCATGGTTAATATTTGTGATTTTGTTTTCAGGTCTGTTTATGATCATTTTGTATGTGGACATTTTCACCAGAGTCATAGTAAATCTTTTAAACAGATTGATAAAAATATTTATTCAACATATTCACTCGGATGGCTTGCAAATGAAGAAGCCGCAGAATACGCGCCGCTAAATAAATATTCTCAAGGATTTGGTGCAGTTCATTTTGATGCATCTGGAAACTTTCAGTTTGAAAATCTAAAGATTTATGAAGGGACGGTGTACAGATGAAACGATCAAAACATTATGATTATTATGAATCGGTCGAGGAACGCGGAATCAAAACTCCAGAAGATGGATTATTTGTTTTAATAAATAGAATTATGGCGTTAGCAAAAAGTGATTATGGAGATAAAAAAAACTGGAATAAAGAACCTATTCAGACGGTATATCAAATGTTTAAATATATTGATATTGATCCGATTCGGGAATGGGAAGAAAGCCGTATATGCCAAATAACAAAAGATTATTATCATAAACTTAATAAAAAAGAAAGGTGTGCGGCTGTATGAATACGGGAAAGCGAAGTATCAATAATCGTATTCATGGTAATTGTCGGGCATTATTTGAACAAGCTAAAAGTGATTGGACTTTTGAAGAAATTAAATATTTAATGAAATGTATGGCGGTGGAAAACGGTTATCCTTCAAAAACTTATAAACGTGAATTGATTGGAAAAGAAGGTACAAAATATTCAAGATTTTATAAAGTGGCAAGAAGTCTTTCCGGGCAAGATGATTCAGTTGCTATGATTCTTAATCAAACTATTCAAGAGTTTGCTGATGCTAATAATTTTTGGCTTATAGAGTTTGATGAATTGGAA